ACCCGGACTCCGATGGAGCGTTCGCGCTATTTATCGAGCGACTACAGGACAAAAGCGCAGAAGGCTACTTGCTTTGCTTGCCGCTTTGCGTGGAAGAACTAACAGGGTTTACTTTACAGATCCTGCCTATACGATTGCCGGCTCTATTTCCTGCCCCGAGTTATTGAGTAATAACGCTGCTACGGTTAACACTACAGGGTGGACATCGAGTAATGGAGAATTAAATATCTCCGCAGATAGTCATTTTGGACTTCGACTTTTTAGAGGTAGCGTAACCGCTGATCGCTATGTTTATCAATCCGCAGCAACAACCGTTGCCTCGGCTCCCTATGCAGTTCGTATGCTGCTCTATGCAGGACGCGGTAATGCCAGAGCCTCTATGGAGGCAGGAACAAGCCAAGGCGCTACAGACGTTCTAAACGGGGCGACTCGCACCGCTGATGGATATTATATTGATAGTTTTGCTGCATCTGGAACATCGACGCATTTTTCTTTCTACGACTACATTAGCGGAAGATCGGATGGAAATTTTCAATTTCTTTCTTGGGTTTCTGCCGCGCGATGTGTACTAGTTAACGGAGCATCGCAGACTGGAAATAAACTTATCGTTGATGGTTTACCTGTCTCTACAAACGGAGTTGCTCGAGCCGGTGATTGGTTTGAGGTTAACGGAGAGTTAAAAAGGTTAACAGCCGATATTAACTCTGATAGTTCTGGTAACGGCTATATGATCTTCGAGCCTTCTCTTAGAACCTCCCCTGCTGACAATGCACCGGTTATTTTCCGCTCCCCAATGGGTAAATTTATGCTCGCTGCTGACTCTACAAGTTGGGAAACGAGTCCGGGTATTATTTCTGATATCGAAATCAACCTTATCGAAGACATCACATGACTCGTTTTGTTTCTAACGATAACGCAACCGAGGCAGCAAAGGCTTCTATCGTTGTTGTTGTCTTAGCAGATATTGACTTTGCCTCTGGCGTTATTCGCGTACACGATGGAGCGGGATCGCTTTCGTTTGGTGGCAATACCTACTCTGGAATCGGACAATTCGGAGGCGTAGATATCATCGACGAAAGCGTAGATATTGTCGCTAGAGGGATAAAACTTACGCTTTCTGGCGTAGATAGCGTATTTATTACTCCTGCGATGACGGAGATTTATCAAAATCGACCTGTTACGCTTTACCTAGGCTTTATCAATCAAGCGACAGGAGCATTTATCGATACCCCAGAAACGATCTGGGAAGGTCGAATGAATCAAATGACCTTTAATATTGATAAAGGCTCTGCGGTAATCGAACTAACCTGTGAGCATCGCCTTCGTAGAGAGCCTCGCGTTGCCAGATATACAAATCAAGATCAGCAAGTTGTTCATCCTAACGATAGATTCTTCGATCTAATTCATACGATTCAAGGATTCGTCGGTAAATGGGGAGCCAGAGATACTAACTATGGCGGCGGTGGAATCTATACAGACCCGAATACGCGGCCAACGCAACAACAATGATTAGAAGATCAGATTGGCTTGAAAAAATGTGGTCTACGATTGATCAACATCAATCTAGTCCTTTCGCTTGGGGCGATAACGATTGCTGTCTTTTCTCTGCAAAAGTTGTCGATGCGATGTGCGATTCTACATTTGCTGAAAAATTAAAAGAAAAATATCACGATCAAGATTCTGCTATTAAGTACATCGTAGAGGAAGGCGGAATAGAAGCAGCCGTCTCTAATTATCTTGGAAAATCAAACATAGGTCGCGCACAACGTGGCGATGTTGTGATGTTTGATGGTTCATTAGGCGACACATTAGGGATTTGTGTCGGAAACACTATCGCAGCCGTTTCCGAGTCGGGCGTTATTTATATGCCTAGATCGGTCACTATTTGCTACTGGACTATCTAATGCCTCAATCAATTTTTCAAGCCGCCTTGTGGACTGTTGCATACTTAGGCGCGACAGGTGCCGCTGCATACGTTGCTGCTACGGTAGTTACTGCTGCGGTTATAGCCGGCGGTATTTATGCTCTAAATAAGATCACGATTGCCCTTATCGGCATCCCAAGAATTAGCAAGGTTCGTAACGATATCGAATTTAGTGGAACCGTAGAGCCTCGCCGTATCGTCTACGGAGAACAACTTATCGCAGGGATGAATGTCATTCCTCCTATGGTCTCTGGCTCTAACAATGAATTTTTGCATCAAGTTTTAGCCGTAGCAGGGCATGAGGTTAATCAAATCGGAACGGTTTACTTTAATCGTTCTGCGATTGGAACGATTACCGCTATTACAGGCAGTGATAACGACGGAAAAGTTACCTCGGGAACCTATAGCAACAAGGCATGGGTACGAAGATATACAGGAACAATCTCGCAAACGGTAGATTGGAAACTAGCCCAAGCATTTCCTAGCCAATGGACGACTAATCATCGCGGCCGTGGCGTTGCTTATATGGCTCTTACCTATCAGTATGACGAGACGGTTTACAAAACAGGCAAGCCAGAGATTACTTGCCTTGTGCAAGGTAAAAAAGTCTATGACCCTAGACTTGACTCGACTCGCACAGGTGGGAGCGGCTCACAGAGGGTAGATGATAGAACGACATGGGCTTACTCAACTAACCCTGCCCTTTGCCTTGCCGATTACCTAATCGATAACAACTTAGGGTTAGGCGAGGACGATACAAAGATTGATTATGACCTCGTTATGAATGCTGCGGATATTTGCGATGAAAACGTAAACATTCCCGGAAGTACAACTCAGAAACGTTATACCTGTAATGTCACGCTTATAGCAACAGATAGATTTGAAGATAACATCCAAGTATTAGCGCAAGCAATGGCTGGCGTGTGCTATTACTCTGGCGGCAAGTGGAGAATCTACGCTGGCGCATGGTCATCGTCGGCTTTTACGCTTGGCGATAACGACTTAGTTGACGGCGGTATTAGCGTTACGACCGCATATCCATATAACCAGCGATATAATTCGGTTCGTGGTCAGTTCATAAATAAAGATAAAAACTGGCAAGCCTCCGAGTATCAGCCCGTTATCAATACGACCTATGTATCTAATGACGGTGAGCAGATTTGGTTGCAGACTGATTTTGTTGCTTGCACTAACGAATACGAAGCGCAACGCCATGCCATATTACTTTCTCGTCGCAGCAGGAATGGAGAAGTTGCTACGGTTCGTTGCGGAATGTCTGCCTATAAGATTAGACCGTTTGAGACGGGTACGGTTACCTTTTCTGAAATAGGATGGACTAGCAAAACGGTTCGTTGCGAGGGATGGAAATTTGACCCTTCTGGCTTTGTAGAGTTAGTATTGCGCGAAGAAGCCTCTACAAATTGGACTGATCCTGCTACGGGTGATTACGAGACCCCGACAAGCGTAACCGATCCAACGCCAAACGATTACAAGCCGCTTCCTGCATCTAACTTAACTGCCAAGAATTTAACGTCTGGATTTAACCTTAGTTGGACGGCTCCCTCGGTATTCCCTGTCGGCGCTATTTATGAGATTTGGGAGTATACCTCTATTACTCCATTTAGCAGCGCGGCAAAGGTTTGGGAAGGCAATACGACTTCCGTTTTCATTTCTAAGACAGATACGACTACTCGATATTACTGGGTCGTAGTTCGCTCTAAGGATGGAGTAGCGTCAAATGAGTCGCCCGTTGGTAATGGCGTAGCGGCTGCTGCTGCTGCGATTTCTACAACTTTAACGGCTAGCGTTGTTCCATCGTCACTCTCTAAATCTGGCTCGGCTGCTAGTTTAACGACCGATAGCGCAACAGTAACCGCAACAGGAGGCACATCGCCATATACCTATTCGTGGGCCAGAACGAGTGGATCATCTTCTATTGCAGCAGATAGCGCATCATCGGCTACGAGTACATTTACAGGATCAAGTCTTGTATCTGGAACAACTTATGATGCCGTCTTTACTTGCACAGTAACCGATAATTTAGCAGCCACCGCAACGACTACGGTAACGGTATCAATTCAACGCACAGGGATGTCTGCATCAGCAAGCCCGAGCAGTCTTTATACGCTTTCAACCGATGAAGATATTACCTCTGATAGCACTACAGTTTCTGTGTCCGGTGGCACCTCTCCCTATACTTATGCTTGGTCAAAAGTAAGCGGAGATACGCTAACTGTTAATAGTTCTACATCTGCAACAACGACTTTTACTGGAACATTAATTCCTGAGTGGGAATTTAAGTCTGCTCTTTATCGTTGCACTGTTACCGATAGCACAGCGGGTACGGCCCTTACCGCTACGGTTGATGTTGACGTAACGCTCGAGCGTGAAGGTTCTGGGCCTCCCCCTTAATTTTAACTTCGGAGATATTGAGATGAGTGCACCACAGAGAACGGCAGACATCGCCGCAGGAACATCAGTAGCAGCAGCAGGGACGAGTTGGCTTGCAAGTGCTAATGAAGTAATTGCTTTTGTTGCCGGCTTAATTGCTATCGTTGCCGGTATCGTCTCAATCGTGGGTAATTGGGTAAAAATTAAGGAAAGTTTTAATAAATGACAACTCTTCTTTCTACGTTTTTATCTTTTCTTGCCGGCGGCTTGCCTAAAATACTGCAAGTCTTTCAAGACAGGCAGGATAAAAAGCACGAACTTGCGATCCTTGCTATGCAAAAGGAGCGAGAGTTAGAACTAGCCGCCCGAGGGTTTGCGGCACAGGCTAAGGTCGAGGAGATCAAGACCGAGCAGATCGCTCTTGAAACCTACGGACAGGAAAAGGTCGCTCTTTATCAGCATGATACCGAGATCGGTAAAGGCGCAAGTCGATGGATCATTAACCTTCGAGCCTCGGTTCGCCCTGTCGTAACTTATATTTTTGTTATCGAACTTGTCGCGCTAAACGTAGCCGGTGTATGGTACGCCTACTCGACTGGCATCCCTTTCGCTACGGCGATGGACAACGTATTCGGCGACGATGAAATGATTATCCTTTCTAGCATCATTGCTTTCTGGTTCGGGTCACAAGCATTTAGCAAAAAATGAAGGTCAGCGAACAAGCCCGACTGATGATCCGTCATCATGAGGGCGTAAGGACACGCCCGTATCGATGTCCGGCCTCTCTATGGACGGTAGGGGTCGGGCATCTTCTCTATCCCGAACAGGCTAAATTACCTATAGCCGAACGATTACAGTTCCCTCTACGATCCGAGGACAACCGTGTTTGGACTATCCCCGAAGTGGACGCTCTACTGGCTAAAGACCTTGAAAAATTTGAGCGTGGCGTTACCCGATTTTGCAATTCTGGTTTTGCTCATCAAGGGCAATTTGATGCTCTTGTCTCCTTTGCTTTCAATGTTGGACTAGGCAACCTTCAGCGATCCTCGCTTCGCATAAAGCATAATCGTCAAGAGTACGAAGCCGCCTCCGATGAATTTCTTAAGTGGACTAAGGCGGGAGGTAAAGTCTTGCGTGGTCTAGTCATTAGGCGAAACGATGAGCGAAAACTTTATGCCGGCTAAGAAGAAAAAATTTCAAGCCGTGCAGATGTACGAAGGTAGTTGGTATCGCGTAAAAGGATATAACTACACCGAGTGCTGCGACTGTGC